ATTTAACTGTATGGAATCCGTTAATGTCTGCTTCTGCATCAGCCCATGTTTGATGAAACCAGTTACCAACACCATTAGGAGTAGATAATACTATTGCACCCCCACCCGTTGATAGAGTTGCTTGCGATGCAATCCATATTTCTTCAATGTTTCGGATAAACGCAGCCTCATCTACAATTAACAATGATAATGCTTCAGAACGTGCACCTGTTCCAGCAGATGATACTGCTTTGATTTGTGAACCGTTTTTGAATTTTAAAGATAGTTTATTGTCTGCTTCAACTGTACCTTTTAACCAACTAGGCAAGTTGTCATGCATGACGCGAACTTTAGTTACTAAGTTTTTTGCTACTTCTTGAGTTGTTGCAATAACCAATACATTGAAGTCTTCATTGAATAACATTGACCATAAAGCAAATCCTGCTGCTAATGTTGATATACCTAACTGTCGTGATTTTAAAATTACATTGTAACGATTATCACGTAATTCTGTTAATGAATCTTCCTGGAATGGGAACAAATTAAATTTAATCTTTCCACGTTTAGGATGTTGTATATAACAATAGTTACGCATAAAAAATACAGGATCTTTAGCACACATCATGTACTGTTGCTGTATAATTTGCTTTATGTTTGGTTGCGCCATATTAATTTGTTATCTGGAAAATTAGTATAGTTGAAAGAATTCCTCCACTAAACCAAAGTGCTTTGCTATCATACCATTTCGGTTTAAGATATTTTTCTCGTTCAACATACATTTGAATATTATCATTTAGCAATGTTACTTGTTTAGTTTTATATTCTAACTGAAGTTCATCTAAATGAATTAATCTTTGTTGATCTGATATTAATTTTGATTGTTCTGCAATGATAGAGTCATTCAATTCATTTAATCGATATAATGAATCTAATGTGTATGATATGTCTTGAATCTCTTGTTGAGTAAAACAAGTATCCGGCACTTGCGTAAAAGCTAGCACCGGAATCATTGATAATATAATTAAAAAACGTTTCATTATTTTTTAGTTGGTTTACGACCACGTTTAGTTTTATTAATGATATTGTCTTTAGCATCTGCAACTGTTCGTTCTGCAACTACTATATTCTCTTTCTTTTCTTCAAGAGCTTCAATTACATCTTCATGCTCGACAATTTGTTCTTTAACTTGAACTCGTTCAGTTTCAATTACTTCAACCTTGCCTTCAAGTTTTGAAACTTCATTTTCATTTTCGTCAATTTTTTCGTCAAGTTTAGTTTCTTTACTTTCCGATACTTTTTTTGTAACTAGCCCTAGAGTTAATAGCATTACTAAGAATCCTACAATAACTACCCAGTACTTCTTAATTGTTTTCATTGTTTTCCTTGTTATCTAGATTATTTAAAAATTTTTCTTTGAATATATCAAATTGTTTTTGAATTGTTTCTTCAAACTCTTCTGGAGTCATTCGTGCTGACCATTGTTCCTTTTCTCCTTCAGAATTTGTTACGAATTGAGATGCTTGTGTATAAGCTTCTTTCAACATTGCAACATCTCGTTCTGCAGAAGCTAACCATGCAAGTTTATTTTCACGAATTTTATTTTGTTCGTATTCGTCAAACTTATCTTCTTTTTTAAGTTCATGCTCCATTTCAATTGTGCAATCAAAACACATCCCATGCAGCTTTTGCATTTTTTTATCAAGACGATGTGTGCCTAAACATGTACATGATTCTTTTCGACAATTAGGGAATGATCTAATTTCATCTCGTAAAGATTGCAGCACTTCTGAATTTTTTGTTTTTTTAATTCTGAAGCCTTCGCGTTGCTCAATTACGTACGTAACGCCTGACAATGTATCAGTCTCTTCCCATACGTCGCCGACATCGTGACGTTCATTCGTTTTTGCTGTTTTTTCAGAATCAGAAAAACCTACAGTTTTTTTGGTTTGAAACTTGTGACTTCCGTCCAACATTTGTTGAACAGCTTTAACATTTTGTAACTTTTTTGACATATAACTTTATTTTTTTATTGAAAGCTTTTTAATAGCAAATGATCGTAATAGTTCATAGAAATTTTTATAATCATCCGGATCAGCTTCTCGCATTGTAGAATTAATTGCTTTTGCAATTGTTTTAATTCTAGAAATGTTGCCTGTTTCACTTTTTAAATGATTAACAAATCGCTCAATCGCTAATGATTCTTTTGCTTCTGGATCTAACTCTGCTTCTGGAGCTGGTTCTTGACTCGGAGTTTCAGCTGCTGGTTCTGCAGGAGCCGCAGGTTCAGGTGTTGGTGCAGTCATATCTGGGGCTGGTGCGGGTGTAGCAGGCATTGGTGCAGCTGCATCAGGCATTGGTGCGTCAGGTGTCGGTGCTTCTGGTGCTACATCTGTAGGAACTTCTTCCTCAGGTGCTGGTTCTTCTTCCGGCGCTGTTTGCTCAAATAAAACGTTTTCTATTTTTCTTCGAATATATTCTCTAACTATTCGTTCTTTTTGTTCACGAGTTAAGTTTTCGATTTTATCTTTTAATGCGTCTTTAACTTCTTTTTCTTCATTGTCTTGACGTTTCTTAAGACGCTTAGCTGCCGTTTTTGGATCATAGTCAGCATCTTCTAGATCTTTATATAAACGATCATCAGCTTCATATTTAGGAACCAGATTTCCGTTATCTACCACTTCTTTATCAGTTTTGCGAAGAACATTAAGTTGTTTATCGCCTGTAGAATTTGGATTCAACTTTCCGTCTTTATCATCCATGGTATAATCTTTAATATCTTTACGATATGTAGGTTTTTTGTTTTCTGGTTTTTTATACTTGCTTTTGTGTTTTTCAGCCATTGAATTATCCTATATTTTATATAAATATTACCTTGCGTACTTTAATACCCCTAGTAGTTGATTAACTGGAGCAAACGCACCTGTCATTTTATATGTATTGCCTTGGAACGTAAATACAACCCCTTCACTTGGCACAATTGCATCAAATCCTCCTAGCTTTTGAATGCGTCGAAGTTCTAATTCTAATTTTTGTATTGTAGCAGGATCTCCCTTTGCTTGAAGGTCTCTAATTAGTTGAGCTAATTCCGTTTTAATTTCTTGTACCGTTTTATCTGGATTTGCTGCTAAGAAGTTTTCTGCGTTTTTCAATGCTACTGCACCTAATCGTAAAAAGATTGTTTCAAATGGTTCTAAATTTTGTTTTTTATATTGTTTGAAATCTTTTTTATCAAATGCATCTACCCAAGCTAAAAATTCAGGATTATCAATTCGTTTTTTAAGAACTGAAATATTAGTTGATTTATCATCGAATGACCATCGATACATTAATGTAGTTAATAAATCTTCTGGGATATCATATCCTAATTGTTGAGCTTTTGATTTAATAACATCGAGCCACCATGCTTTGTGATATTCACTTATTAAATCTGTATCTTGCAAATTATATCGTTGTTGTAGTTGATCTACTTCATTGAAAAATGCTGCTTGCTGATCTTCGAAATCATATGCTCGACCAATTTTAATACGCTGTGGAGGAATAAATGAAAATGTTTTTTGAAGATGTGCGTTTGCATCTTGAATGATTTTTTGCATCATCGGGCCACCCGTTAAATCAGTTTCAACTTTATTTCCCGATTCATCATATTCAACTAAATTATGAAATTGCAAGTGAGCTTTATCATATGCTATAACATTTTTAGTTGCAGGATAAATAATTTCCATGTTTGCAAATACTCGTCCATTTTTGAATATTTGATTTAAACGGTCTTGTGGAATTTGTTGCAATGATTCTGTTAAGTCTTCAGCTGTTGCACGATATGCATCAACTACTTGTTTATATGCTTCGCCTGCTGCAGCTCCATTCTTTGCAATTGTATCTTGATATTTTCTTTCAAAGTCAGCAATTAGTTGAGGAGCTGTCATTGGATTAATAATTGTGCCTTTATTGCGGGCAAATCCTAATTCTCCGTTCTTCCAAGTAATTTGAATATTTTGGCCATCAGTCTTTTCAGTTACTGCAGATTCGATATCTAGCCGGCCGGATAATGCACGTGAAATAATTTCTTTCATATCATTGAATGATAAACCATGATCATCCCATGGGT